GACTCCCGGTATTTTCTAAGGGCCTCAATCTCCGCTTTGACAGCCGGATGCAGGCCTTTGAAGATATCCTCCTCCGGTTCAGCCTGCCCAGTAACGGATTTTTTCGTTGTCTGCTTTCCGCCGCCATTATCAAGATCCTCTTCCTCGTCTGTGCTCGCCTTGTTGGCTCCCGGCTTCACTGTAGACTTTGCAACAGGATCCTCCTCTTCTTCGATACCGTACTTCTTCATGATTTCCTCGTAAGCCGCCCTGTCTTCCGGGGTCATTTTAGATTTGTCGATTTTTGCCATTTCTTCATTTTCTCCTTTCTCGCTGTTCATCGCTTTCTCAATTCTTTCGTCCAGGCTTGTCCTGAACTTCTTTAAGGATTCGATATCATTGATGCCGATATCCTTTTTGATTCCGCTGACTTTTCCGGCAGCCCAGCTACTGATAGCATCAGCGATGATTCCATCAAATTCGGATATGCTTTCTTCCATCATGGACTGCGCCGTGGATCCATCGAGATCATCGTCGTAAAGAATCGACTGCAGGGAAGACTGTAGTGCATAACAGATGCTCCACATCTCATCAGCCACCTTCTGACGCTTTACCTCGGTCATCTTCTCACCAAACGTCTGAGAGTTGCCTTTTTCTATGGTTACGTCAACATTTTCGGCAATTTCTCCCATAGCTTCATCGTAAAGCCCTGCCATTTTCGCAAAAGCGGCTACAAACCGCTTCAACGTCGGCTCTTTCTGCGGTGACAGCTCTCCTTCGCCTCTTCTTTTGAACAACTTAATATCCGCCTGCTGGTTTGCTCCTTCGTCAACGAAATCGACTTTTTTGACATTCAAATTTCTTAATTTTGTTGCCAATACCCTTACCTCCTTCCATGGTTTTTTATAAAACAAAAAGCGGTGTTAACCGCCTTCTGAATTACCGTTATTCATTTCTTTTGGAAGCCGCTACGACGCACGCCAAAACAAATCCAACAAATGCGCCGATAAAGAAAATCCCAATATCAATCAGAATCTCCATCTTCCTCTACCTCCACTCTTTCAGCTTCGCCTTCAATCGAAAACATGGTATACGTTCCATCCTTTACCTTTTCCCACACATCATCATCTGTGACCAGGAATCCGATCCACCATCCAACAGGAAGGGCTCCTTCCGGAATGCCCATCGCAATCATCTTTTCCTCCGTGAAAACTACGCTTTCAACTAATGTCGCGCAGTCGCCACGCTCATGCATCTCTCCGCCCTCCCTGTAGAGTCGGACGAAATTATATGCAGCTTTTTCAAGCTCTTCCGGATCTATCATATCTTCCTGCCAATCAACAAGCTGTTCTCCGTTTTCATCGATGGCAATGCTCGCCCACCCAAAAGCCAGACGCTTGTCGTCTTCTGACTTTTGTATCTTAAAGCGACCTTTCAACACAGAGGTCTCTTTTTCACAAGGTTTATCCACATTCACCGCTCTTTTTCCAGAGCTTTTGTGGATTCCTAAAATATCATACAGGCTCTTCATCACTGATCCTCCTTAACCTCTACATACTTAACAACGCATCTGCATCTCGGATGCGCCGGCGGAATAAGGACCCTTCCGCATTTTCCCACATCAAAGTATTCATCCATCTCTTTGCTGACACCCTCCACGCTCTCACAAAATTTGCACACGTTATCCTGTCTGGCCGTCACCCATACTTTTTTCACATGCCCTATATATCCTCTTTCCTGGGCCTGCTTGATTCCCTGATGTGCTCCGGCATTGTATGCCTCTGCAAGTTCTGTCTGTGCAATCGTTTCAGCGCGGTATCGATGTTGCTTTTCGGCATACTTCAAAGCCTTATCCCTCGCCCTCCTGACGATATTCTCCTCCTTCATTCGAGGATGTTCTTTCCGCATCTGTTCCTTGATGTGGTTATAATACTTCAAATTTGCCTGCGCCTGCCTTTCGGTAAGCCCAATGCACGGGCGAATGACTCTTGCCAATTCATTTGGCGTGAGATCTTCTCGCACCGCCTTCATGGTAAGCCGCTGTATCGCTTTTTTCTGCTCTTGGACAGCATTTGTCACAAATTCGCTTCCCCGGTCTTTGATCCAGTTTCTTATACCAACATCGGTTGCATCGAATTCAAATCCTTTGCCCCTGACTTCATCCAGTATAGCGTCACTGAGTTGTCCTGCTATTATAGCTTCCACCCACATCGGTTCGAGGGTATTTACCACGAATGACGAATAGTCCTTCGACCAATTCTGGAGATCTTCCTCGGATACATCTCCATCCTCAATCAGCTTCCGTATTTCCTTGTATGTAATAGCCGCTGCCTGATCTGCCCAAAACCGTGTAAGGACAGATACCGGAACCGCCGCAGTATCCGTTATATACCGATTCAGCATATTTAAAAGGCGAAGATTTTCCTTGCTCCGCTTCTTCGCTTTTCCTAAAGGTTTTGGTTTTTTGAAGATATACATAGTTCTCTTCTACCTCCCCAACCTTCTCTTTGCCGCCTCAGCGGTCTTTTCATCTTCGCTTTCGTCTATTTCGTCTTCCTGGATCTCGCTCTCGTCCGTCTCCGGCGGTTGGCTTTGATTCTGCTGTTTTGTTCTGGTCGGATCCTCTCTTCTGCTATCCGTGGTTCTTTCCGGAAGATGACCGATCTCCCGGACATAATCCTCCAGGCCATCATCAGGAACAAGGATGCCTATACCGGCCATGTCTTTAATGTACTGTCCTGCGGATTTTATATCAACATCTTCGATCTCTCCATGTGTCATTTTGGGATAATCCGTAATGCCGTTGAAGTGATCTCCGTTGATATCGATAAGGGCTGGTATACTCTGGTTATTGAACGTCTCGCAGATAACATCCAAAAAAGAGGATATCGCAACAGAAAAAAGCTCCGTTTTATCGGAGCTAAGCGCAAAACTTCCAACCTTATTGTGTCCAAGCATGAGGAAGTCCGCCAAAACCGTCATAGCTATCTTCGTATCATACCTGTTGATAATCGCGTTTGTGTCAAACTGTCTGGCGCCGCCCGTGCTGACCAGTTCAAATTCAAATCCGTGCGGCAATACAAGCCCTTCGTATTCATCGCGGCGGACCGATTTCACCATCTTCGTGAGAGCAGCATTTATTTTTATCATTTCCGAATCCGTGTCATCCCAAATATCCGTTCCTTCCGGAACATGAAACACTGGGAGACCTGCCAGATCTCGCTCAATTCCTATTGCCTCAATCTCCTGGATTCGACGTTTAAAGTACCATGGTCGATACGCATTTCTTAGTATGCTGCGCCCCTCCGGATTGTCCTTCGCGCTTTCCGTACGAAAAAGCATAGCTTTTTTTATCGGAATTGTGATAAACCCATAATCCGGCGGCGGCATCTGTGTCATCCCAATCAGGTTGTCGTGCTTGTCGTACTCCCATTTGTATAGCGTATCTTGGCTACGGATCGGAAGCTTCTGCCAGCCTATCAGCCCGTCGGAATATTTGCTGTTAGTCCTCGGATTCCTTGTTTTTCCCATCCGGCGTTTGTACACAATCTCATGCAGGCTCCATCCATAGACAAGAAACGATAAGATTTCCGAAATTGTATCGGTCCATGTGCTCTGCATGTCATCCATGCAAGATTCGATAAACTCTGCAGCTTCACGATCTTTCGCTGAATCTCCGCCAGGTTCAATATTCCACACCGTGTGCCTGATCAGCATCTTGATGGCGAACAGGATAGCGCCGATGGTATCATCATTGTTTGCCATTTCCCGATACACCTCGACTCCGCGTATCCCTTGCAGTTCTCGCAGGAATTCTTCGTGGAACACACCATTCCACCGCTTCTGCCCTATGCGGCCTATTTCCGCCATTCTGACCCCTCCTTTCTTCTAACGTTTTCTCGTCTTTTCTACCCGTTTCTGTCCTTGCAGCTCTGGTTTCGTAGTGGTTTTATCAAGCCAGGCAACTAAACCTCTGCAGTTCGGCTCCTGTTTTTCAAGCATGTCGGCCGTATTTCTCAGTGCTACGACTACCAATGCAGTGTCCGCAACGGGATGGCCATTCAAAGCCTTTATAATCTTGTTCTGGTAGAAATTTAGTCCATCCACAACAACTCCGGTTGCTTCCGGCAGTCTCTTTTCCTCAATCAGCCGGTTTCCTTTTGTGACATACGCTTCTTTCTTCTTCATTATGCCCACAGATATCTACCTCCTATTTATTTCTCCAGTAGCTGCTCTTTCCAAGGCCGGCAGCACTTTCCTGATTCGGAGCACTTCCGGTATATTTCTTGATCTTTCCAAGATATACAGATAATGCCAGTGCATCTGCGCGGTCCGGTGAATCCAGTCCTCGCTTTTTCATTTCCTTCTTGCTTTCGACCTCCAACTTTCCGTTGCTCGCGAGGAAATACTTCCGGGACGAAAGCTGTGCGAATGTCTCCTGATCCTCCTCAATTTCGACTTCTTTGTTCTCCATGAGATCCTTCAGCGTCGCCCACATGTGCGTGGTCAAATTGTTGTAATGCTCTGCGGCGTCTTTTCCCGCCTTGGTGTCAGTTTCTATTTTCTCCGCAGCATTGATCGGTATAACATACAGCCGTCCAAGCCTCTGTTCTCGCTTTACTTCCCTCAAACGGTCGGTAACTCCGCCTCCAAGACCGGTATCGTCTATATTTACATAGATCCTTCCTCGATAATCCGGATATTCTTTGAGAACTTTCTTGTACTGCCTGACAATATCTCCTACAGTGCGCATCAAGTCCTGCCCTCGCCTATTCGCTACGATTTGTAGCTTTCCTCTGGCGTTTCTGTATATGACTGTTTCATCGTCTCCAAATCTCGCAACGTCAACACCTAAAATGATGTACGGCAACCGCTTATCATCTGGAAGTTCAAACAAGCGGCTTCCGCATTGCTCTATTGTTGAAAGAGCTATAAACACATCGTCCTCTTGGTTCGGGAACTCTCCCCTGACACGCACACGCACCACATTGGAATCCCACCCATACTTCCTGATCAGCGAATCAATATTCTCTTTATTGGTCCGCTTGCTGTCTGCCGATGATACAGTATGGCACTTATATAAGGCCCGATCCCGTGTATGGCTATCGTAAAATGTTCCGGAAGTCTTGGTCGGGTTACCGCACATAAGCAGCTTATTGTTCTCTCCTGACAAGGTACCGAGGACAGCCTCCATGATCGGATCTGCTACGCCGGACGCTTCGTCAACGATGAACAGCATATTATCCTCGTGGAATCCCTGCATGTTCTCTGGCTTTGTAGCAGTCCTCGCTACCCCAAACCAACGCTTTTCATTGCCGACCATATAAACATATGTCTTTGTCCATTTTAGGAGCCTGGAGAGCAAAGGAGAGTGGCTCATCCACTTTGAAATTTCAGACCACAGTACATCGTGTAGCTGCTGTTTCGTTGGCGCCGTTGCCACAATACGAGGGTACGGAAAACAGGTAATAAACCACAGGAATACCGCAGCCTCCAGACCGGTCTTTCCTACGCCCTGTCCGGACTTAATGCTGACTTTCGGATTGTGCGCCAGATCTTCGGCAGCTTCCGCCTGCCATTCATCCGGTTCAAATCCAAGCACTTCCCGGAAGAACATCACGGGATCATCGCGCCAAAGCGGTATGCTTTCATCAAGGAAATCCGACAGCCAATCCATATTATTGTCCATCCTTTTCCCTCCTTGCTTTTATGACGCTCTCCGCCCAAGTACGCACCAGTTCGTTGCCCTTCGACTCTCCTGCAATCTTCTCCTTCTCAAATCTGAGTTTTGCAAGAGCATCTACAGCTTTTGTCTTTTGACTTTGAACAGAGGTGAGTTCCTTCTCCAGACGCGCAACCAGATCTGCCGAGGAAGAGGTCATTGTCTGCAGACTGTAATGCTCTCCGGGCAGCCGATCGCCTTTCTCGACCTTCTCCTGAACCCGGTTGTCGTAAAGTTCTCTTTCCGCATCGTCTTTGAACATCCTCTTTTCCTCAAACTTTGTCACGCCGTACACGTAAACACCGCCCTTTGCTTCGCGGTACTTATTGATTGCTTTCATGATCCTGCGCTCCCGAACTGTAAACAGCATGATCTGGTTTATCAGTATCTCTTCCTCGTCCTGCGGCATTGTCTCAATGAGCTCTTTTTCTTCATCGTCAAGCGTATCCCAATAGACAGCGGAATACCCTCCATGCTTCAGGGCGTTCTGTGTTCCCTTCGGGGCTCCATGCCCTTTAGCGTTCTGCTTTCCCTTGCAATTCTGGTTTCCGGGCTGTCCGCCTCGTTTACGAACGCTCGCTTTTTCTGATCCACTTTTCTTTTGCGAACGCTCGCCTTGTTTTTTTTTACCGTTTTCATCCCATTTCTGGGTTGACTTCCATCTTCGGACGGTTCCCTCTGGCTTGCCGAGTTTCTTTGCAATATCAACAAGAGCCATGCCAGATTTGTACAACTTTTCCGCCTCTATGCTGTCAGGGCTTCTTGCTCTCGGCATTGCCATCACCTCCCATATCGTATTTTTTTCGGATATGAAGCGACCGGCAGGCTCTTCTCTCCGCGCCGCCGGCCTCTGTTCTATATATGCTATAACAGCATAACATCAAATTTTTGTCAGATATTCTGCTTTTGAGAACCCCGTGACTCCTTTGGTCATCATGTTCAGAAAATCCTCTTTCGAGAAGTCTGATAACCGGAAAACCTCTTCTGGTTTCATACCGAGCTGCTTTCCGATTTCTTCTACGGTTTTCCCTTCCCCCATAAGCTCTTTTACAATGGCTTTCATAGGTTCCAGAAGATGCGTGCCCCTTGCTCTATTGTGCGTTACAGTTCCGTATATATCCTCCGACCGTTCCGAATGCTCAACAACAACTATCGGCACTTTACCGTTAAGCATGGATTTTAAGGGTTCTTCTCCAGACACGGTCCATCTGTGGAACCCGTCAATGATCGTATAATCCGGCCGGACAACAATAGGAAGTGTCCATCCATTTACTAAAATAGACTGCGTTAATAGCTTCAAGTTTTCTTTTGAAACTTTGTTCGGGTTGTAATCATTTGGTTTGAGCCATTCCCTCGGAACCCATTGCAACGTGCTAAGCGGTGCAGTCAGCTTATTGTCCATGTTTGCTTTCCTCCGTTTTCTTCGCTTTCTCAATATATTTTCCATAAATCCGATGATAGAGCGCCCGGAACGTCCTCATTTTAGGATCTCCGGACACAAGGCCTTCGTATATATGCTTAAAGTCTTCCGGTGTAGCAATGGCTGAAACTTGAAGAAAGAAATTCCTATATCTTTCAGCAACATGCCTCTTGTGCGGTGTATCAAAATACACATCCATATTCCCGAACATGTGCAAGAGTTCCTTCTTGTAGTCTTTTTCCGGCTCGGCTGCCTCCATTTCCCGTCTCTTTCTGCTACTTCGGCCGAACATCTCGCTATCCCAGTACAGCGCCGCCAGATATGCATTCGGCTCTCTCCGTATGATCCGCTCCATGAGGTCGGGATAATACTCATTCATCTTTACAAGCGATCTGGCTGTATCCACAGAAAAGAACTGCGACACCCTAAGCTGCTGCTTAGAACTCCCGGACTGCCAGAGATAAAGGTATATCTCCGGTATATCGACCTTTTCCTGTTTCAAATAAAGCCATACGTCATTATTTGTCCAGTCATAGATCGGAAATACCTGCCTCTTGTTCGTCATGGTCTTTCCGGCGCGCGTCATTGTGGCGATATTCTGCAATCGCTGCAACGATTCTGCCGTCCGGATCCCTACCATCGTAATTCCGGATACACACGTTCTCGGAAGAAAATCCTGGTACGCATCAATCCTGGGCCTCAATAATTTATGGCTTCGGATTGCAAAGCTCGGCGGACGCCTAACCCATACATCCTGCTTTGTCGAATCCCAACATATGAAAGATTCATCATTCGATAGCTGATTGAAGCAATTGTAGTGTTTTACCTCCACACAAAACCACTCGAACTTCGCCCCCATCATCATGAATATCCGTCGCCACTTTTTTGTCATCTCTTCCATACACGGGAAAATGGCCTCCTCATCTATAAACTGAACCGTAAGCTGACGCATGTCTATTTCTCCACGGCGCGCAAGGTTCACGAGGAGCTGCGCCACGCAGAGACTATCCTTTCCTCCGCTAAACGAGAAGAATACCGGTAACCCATTCCGAAATACGTTCTTTATTCGTATCTCGGCCGCTTTTACAACGTCTATGCTCGATTCGCACCGCTTTACAGCCAT